AAGGTGTATCAGACTTACGTGTGATTGGTTACATAGAAGATGACCACAGAACATTAGATAGTTATTCAGCACAGTTAAAAGATATGTCATACAATTGGGGAACTATGTTCTTACCACATGACGGACAGTCTAAAGACTTTAAGCATGGTATATCAGCAGAAGATATTATGAAGAAATTAGGATGGGATATTCGTATCGTTCCTAAACAAGATATAGAGTCTGGTATTAAACTAGCACGAATGAACTTTCACAGAATATACTTTGACAAGTCAGCACATAGACTTGTTGAATGTTTAAAGAATTATCGCAGAAGTATAAACTCTGCAACTAACGAACCTGGTGCGCCATTACATGACGAATACTCTCATGGTGCAGACGCATTTAGATACTTATGTACTTCCATAGAGAACATGAAGAACGAGTCATGGACTACTGGTAAGATACAATATAATAACAGAGGAATAGTATGAAGATACAAGACATGGAGATAATTGCACAGATAGAGGCAGAAGAAAATATTGCCTATGGTGTAAATGATAGTGCATTATCTAATGATAGAGCAACAGCGATTGACTATTATTTAGGACAACCATTCGGTAACGAAGAAGAAGGTCGTTCACAAGTTGTATCTTATGACGTTCAAGACACAATTGAGTCAGCACTTCCACAACTCCTTAAAGTATTTGTAGCCGGTGATAAGGTTGTTCAGTTTGACCCTAAAGGTCCTGAAGACCAAGACGCAGCAGAACAAGAAACAGATTATATTAACCACGTAGTCATGGAGCAAAATGAAGGCTTCAAGATATTCTACGTATGGTTTAAAGACGCATTACTCTCTAAGAATGGCTATGTAAAAGTATATGCCGAAGAAGAAGAGGAAGTAGAAGAATACGAGTATAAAGGTCTTACAGACGCACAATTACAAATGTTAGCGTCAGATGAGAAGACAGAGATATTAGAACATGAGTCATATCCTGACCCATCTATTAACATGGATGTTATCTATCAACAAGCAGCCATGAATGGTGTTGACCCAGCTACTATTATGCAACCTATGTTACATGACGTTAAGCTCAAGGTCACAGAAAAGAATACAGAAATTGTTATTGAGAACGTAGCACCTGAAAACATGATGGTATCTGTAGAAGTATCAGGTCCTAACCTACAAGATGCACGTTTTGTTCAGCACAGAGAAGTCATGCAATTAGCTGACATTGCTGAAACATTTGATAAGCCATTAGAATACATTAAGTCTATCATGTCAGACCTTCGTGATACATTTGAAGAAGAGTCTAATGCACGTGATATTTATGACGAAGAATATGATAGAGCTATTGAGTCTAACGAAGCTCTTGTTAAAGACACATACATTAAGTTAGATGGTGAAAGACATAGAGTAGTAGTGTTAGGCAATACTATTCTCTACAAAGAGAAATGCGAGTATGTTCCTTTCGCATGTATCACACCTATGATAATGCCACATAGACATATTGGTCGTTCTTATGCTGACTTGACTATGGACATTCAGCTTATCAAGTCTACACTTATTCGTGGTCAGTTAGATAACATGTATCTAGCTAATAATGGTCGTTATGCTATCTCTGATAGAGTAAACCTAGATGATATGTTGACAAGTCGTCCAGGTGGTATTGTTCGTGTAGAAGGTGACCCAGGTTCAGGCATTATGCCTTTATCACATCCACCACTACCAGCATCATCATTTGGTATGGTTGAATACATGGACTCTATGAAAGAGAAGAGAACAGGTATCACAGCATATAACCAAGGATTAGACTCTAACAGTCTTAATAAGACAGCAACAGGCGTATCACAGATAATGAACGCTTCGCAACAACGTATAGAGTTAGTTGCTAGAACATTTGCTGAAACAGGTGTAAAAGAACTATTTAAACTTGTTCACAGACTTGTTAGAACTACACTTACTAAACCTGACATTGTTCGTATTAGAAACAAATGGGTAGAAGTAGACCCAAGAGAATGGGAAGACCGTAAAGACTTATCTATCTCTGTAGGCTTAGGTGCTGGTAATAAAGACCAACAGTTAGTACACTTGACTACTATTCTACAAATGCAAAAAGAAGCTATCCAAATTGGTATTACTTCACCAGAGAAGATATACAATGCGTTAGCTAAACTCACACAAAACGCAGGCTTTAAGAACCCTGAAGAGTTCTGGGTAAACCCAGCTAATACACCTGAACAAGAAGGTCAATCAAATAAACCTTCTGAAGCAGAGATTATGGTTCAAGGTCAATTACAAATTGAACAAGAGAAAGCTAAAGCTCAATTACAACAAGAGCAGTTACGTTCACAAAATGATGTTATAATTGAACGTGAGAAGATAGCAGCACAAGCAGAACTTGAGAGATTTAAAGCTCAACTCAAAGCTGAAACAGATTTAGCTATCGCACAAATTAAGGCACAATCAGGAATGATGTATGGCGGATAAGTCACTAGAAGAAGTAAAACGTGGTGAACAAGCAGCAGTTATATTAGACAATCCTATTTACCAAGAAGCTATTGCTAAGGTAAAAGAGAACATTGTATCTACTATGGCTAACAGCCCACTAGGTGATGAAAAGACCCATAACAGATTAGTTATCGCATTACAATTACTAAACCAAATTAACAAGCAACTTACTGACGTTATGCAAACAGGTAAGCTCGCAGCTATTCAAACGGATAGACCTAAGTTTAAGATATTTGGGTAAGGACAAGCCCACTTAAAGCCTACTTCGGTAGGTTTTTTTATTGTCTAATTTCAAGGAAAATATTATGAGTGACCAAGTCGCAGAACAGTCACCACAAAGCCGATTAGAGGCTATGCTAGGTGATAGTATTCAAACTGATGTAAAAGAACTAGATGTTCCTGAGCAACCAGTAGAAGAACCACAAGAAGAAGCTGAAGTACCTACAGAAGAAACATCTGAAGATACAGACGCTGAACCTACAGACGATAACCCTGATGACCAAGCTGAAGAAGAAGAACAGTCTGAAGAAGATGAAGTTCCAGCTATCTTAAAGCTAAAGGTCAATGGTGAGGAAGTAGAAAAACCTTTAGAAGAGGTTGTAGCATTAGCACAACAAGGCTTAGACTACACACAAAAGACACAACAAGTCGCAGAGCAACGTAAAGAGCTAGAAGCCTATGCTGAGAGTATTAAAGCTCAAGAGCAAGCCTTTCAAGAACAGATGCAACTTAATAACGTGTTAATTGAAGATGTAGCTAAAATTACAGCACTAGACCAACAACTGAACCAATATGCAAACGTGAATTGGCAACAGTTATCTGATAGTGATTTTGTAGAAGCGCAAAAACTTTTCTTTACATATAACCAACTACAGCAAGAACGTAGTCAACTCGTTTCACAGTTTGAAGCCAAAAAGCAAGAAGTCGTTCAAAAGCAAACGCAATTGATGGCTGAGAAGATAGCTAAAGGTAAAGAGATTCTAGCTAAAGAGATACCAAATTGGAGTCCTGAGACTAACCAAGCATTGTTATCTACTGGCAAGGATTATGGCTTTACAGATGCAGAACTCAATGCAATTGTTGACCCTCGTCACGTGAAGGTATTGCATGACGCTATGCAATGGCGCAAACTTCAACAAAAGGATTCAATTGTAAAGAAAAAGGTATCAAGCGCAAAACCAGTAGTGAAGCCTGGAGCTAAAGATACCAAAGCTGAAGCCAATTCTAACCACCGTCAATTACGTGAATCATTACGTAAAACAGGTAAATCAGATATGGCTGCAAAACTCATAGAAAACATGCTTTAATTTACAAAGGAAAAGATAATCATGGCAGCATCAGCAACCAATAGTTATACCGGTAAAGGTATAGCGGAATCATTTGAAGATATCATTTTTGATATTTCTCCAGAAGATACACCATTGCTTTCATTAGCAAAAAGAATGTCAGCAGGTCAAACATACCATCAATGGCAAACAGACGCACTTGCAGCAGCAGGTACGAACACAGCAATTGAAGGTAATGACGCTTCATTCGCAACATTACCTGCTACAACAGTATTAGGTAACTATACACAAATCTCAACAAAAACAGTTCAAATTTCTAACACATATGACGTAGTACGTAAGTATGGTCGTAAGTCTGAAGTTGCTTACCAACTTATGAAAGCTGGTAAAGAACTTAAGCGTGATATGGAGTATGCAATTGTTCGTAACCAAGCATCATCAGCAGGTGGCGCAGCAACAGCTCGTTCATCAGCAGGTATTGAGTCTTGGATTGTTAATCGTGTATTAGCAACAGGTTCTACATCAGGTACAACTCCTGGTTTCTCAGGTGGTACAGTTGCAGCACCAACAGACGGTACTTCAGTAACATTCATTGAAGCAGACTTAAAGTCAGCATTACAATTAGCATGGACAGACGGTGGTGAACCATCACTTATCCTTATGTCAGCTACAAACAAAGCTCGTTTCTCAGGCTTTGCTGGTATTGCTACTAAGTTCAACAATGTTCAAGGTACAACACAAGCTACAATTACTGGCGCAGCAGACGTTTACGTTTCTGACTTCGGTAATCATACTGTGAAACTTGACCGCTTCATGCGTGACCAAGCTGTTTTATGCGTAGACCCAGGCTATGTTGGCTTAGCTTCTCTCAGACCTATGTCTAAAGAAGAATTAGCTAAAACTGGTGACAGCACAAAATGGTTACTCACAGCAGAATATGCATTAGTGGTTCAAAACCCAGATGCACATGCTAAAGTACAAAACACAGGTGCTTAGTAATTAGTTCGTGATATAATGGAGG